GTTTCATCTGGTTTGTCACCAAGTATAGAACTATACTGGTCTCTGTAATTACCTACAACTAAACCATAGTTCAATCCTTTGTTTGCGTATCTCTCATACATTGGGTCACTATCAAATATGTTTTGAAACTCTTGCATAGCTGCATTAGTATCTCTAGAATACAGACCTACTAATCTATTTTTTTCTGCTTCATCTAATGTATTAAATTTACCTACACCAATTACTCTTTTTAATTCTGACAACGCCATGTTAGATTGTTTGAAAGTATCGAAGTCTACAAACGCATTAAACTTTCCTGGGTTCTCTACCATAGTATCTATTGTTTTAAATACATCATAGAGGTTACTATCCTTAGCTATCTTGTAACCATCAATACCCAATCTATGTCCAAGATAGTTTTCAAATTGTTCAATCTCTATCTCTCCCATTACTAATGAAGTCTGTAATGCTTTATAAAGTTCAACATTATCTTGTTTAAAGACATCTGCATTTAAACCTAGTGCTCCTAAAGCAGTATCTATACCTGTTGTTACTTTCTTTTCTAAAGTTATGTAGTCTTGATTAGTTCGAGTTACAAGCTTACCATCTACAACAACATTGTACTTGCCAGGGTTGTCATCTAATGAAGCTATTGTTGCATTTAAATGGTCTAACTTTAATGTAGTAAATCCTTTACCTACACCTGCTAATGTAAGTTGTTCGTTTGTTATCGGTTGTCCACTTGTTAAAGAATTAAATATTAAACCTATAGCAGGCATTCTTCCTTCTACTTCTTCATACAAGAAAGGATAAAGTTCTTCTAATCCTTCCATCGTTTGACCTATCCAGTCACCTAGCTTAAGTCCTTCTGGTGTTCTAGCCACTGTAAAGTTTTGCATTGTAAGTCGTGTCTCACCAGTACTACGTATTATATCTGCATCAGGTAGAACAGTGGAAAGACTTGGACCATTACGTTCATTACCTAAACTGTCTGCATCCCAAGTAGTTTGATAGTCTCCAGGTGCTAGACCTACAGCTTCATACATTACAAAGGTTGAACCACCTGTAACAGAACTTACATCATATAAGAAAAATGTTTTACCATTCTCTGTGTACACGTAGTCAGCAACCATTCTATCTGAATACATCCAGCCAACGTTTCTTGTTTTAGCTGGTATAGCAGAGTTAGCTTCTTCTCGTGTTTCAAATAACGGAGTACCTGGTGATATTCTACTACTAGGATATACTGGTTGTACTATTCCGTTTGGGTCTATATAAAAGTTAGACATTAAAAATCCTCATCAGGTTGGCTATATGATTGATAGTAGGAATTCTTACCAGTATCAATGTAATTACTATACCACCTTTCTGCGTGATTTTCTTTATTGATTTCTTTATTGATTTTTATATCTTCCATTACTCTTGCATGTTGAAGTGACATAAAGTGTTGGAACTTATTTATAGGTTTACCTTGAGATATCTCATCTGCATTTATACCGTAGTTAGTTACAGTCATATTATCAGTAACTTGCACTCGTGGTGCAGTAACTATTAACGGAAATGCTTGTGTCTCTGGATTACTTGGATTAACTGTTCTATAGTCTTGTATATCATCTATGATTGGACCAACTACTATTTCAAATGGGTCAATGTTTTCTGCAAATCTAATTGTCTTGTCAAGTTTTTCATAATCTATTTGACCAGGTTCACTAAGTGTATAGTTAGTATTAAATACTTTGTTAGAAATCTTTTTATTTATATTCTCAAACCAAGTAGTCCATACCTCTGATGTACCAAAAGCTAAAGCACCGCCCCATAAAGTCAGTTCATAAATATCTAATGCTAATAAACCTGTTGCTTTCGGTCCTCTCTTACCATAGGATTTAGCTATAGTGTTCCTTAAATTTTGTACAGCTCTTGATTTACTACTTGCACTTGTTTCAAACGCAATCCTTTCAGCTAGTTCTTCTACAGAAAGAGTACCTAGTTGTCCACCTTTTTGTAATCTCTCTAGCTTGCCTAGAGTATTATAGTACTCATCCTCACCCAACATGGTTATAACATTAGCTGCATCAAGAACATCATCTGCAAATGCTGTAGGTATGTCTACATCTTGAAAGGCTAAGACTATATCAGTTGCTGCATCATTACTTAATGAGGAGTTATTAATACGTTCTATCGTTACATCATCTAGTAAACCCATGGCTTCTAGTTCAGTTGTTCTAAATCCTTGTTCAAAGTTTAGTCTGGTTGAGTATGCATCATCTAGTTTAGTTTGATTTATATTTCTATTGACTTCTTCTACTGTACGTAAAGGTGGTTCATCTGGACTAACTATCTTGTATTGGTCTTTATTAATATCATATAGTTCTTTAGTACTGTCAACAATCTCTGTTACCCTACCTACTTTCATTTGGTCATTAGGGTCAAACAACATTAACTCAGGAAAATTGTTATAGTGCAGATTGTGATTAACCTGTATAGCCCCATCTATACCACCACCTCTAATAAATTTAGTTACTAGAGTTTTATTAGAACTTCCTGTAATAGTTTTTACTAATTCACGCATTCTATCAACCCAACGACCAGCGTAGTTTGATGAATTAAAAGCAGCAGTATATCCATTGTTGTTATACTCTATCATTCCACTATTAACCATAGCTTCTGTTACTTGAGCAGGGCTTACGTTTATAGCTTGTGCAGCTGAGAATACATCAAACTTTTCAAACCAACTACCAGTGCTCATATTATTAGGTGTAAGTATATTGTTACTGTTTAATCTTACGTTGAAGTAATTAGGAACTCCTTGAAGTTGTTTACCAGTAATACGTGAATACTCATTTACAACTACATCATTTTCAAAAGAAAGACTTATACCGTATAGACTATCTCTATTTCTTCCATCTGCAGCTATCCTGTCAAATCTTACCTCACCTTGTTTATTAACTATAGGAGAATCATATGCTTCTGCACCAGATACAAAATCATTAATACTTACAGATGCTCTAGGTGATACGTGTACCATACCTAACTCTATTGTATTCTGATAAGGATGTGTCAAAACATGCAGTATGTTTTCACTTAATTGTATATCGTCTCTCCATGTACCAGAGGTTGTTTTAGGATATAGTTTTTTTGTTGAACCTTCTTGTAAGTTATTACTTTTATCAAAGTATTTATCAAAGACAACTTGTCTTTCGTCAGTCATATATTCTAAAGATAAATCAGATGTTAAAGGTAATATTGTATTTACTCCATACTCATCTAGTACGTTTAGACTATCTGCTGCTTCAGCTACACCAGTTATTAACCAGTACTTATTATGTACCCCACCATTAGGTAAGTTAACTTTTTGTTTTAAATAATAATTTTTAAAATCATTAACACTAGCTTCATCATATATAGCTCCATCGTCAAACTCAAGACCAACGTCTTCAGCTAAACTAGTATCAATCATATATCTTAGTTTGTCTACCTCTACATACTTTCCAGTTCTTGGTTCGTATAGTCCAGGTGTTTGACTTCTGATTTGTGTATCTAAGTTCATATTGACTCTAGCTACAATCTCATCTAATGATTGATAGTCAATACCATCAATAGTAGGTCCAGGATTATCAGCAATAAACATTTCAACATTGTTTCGTAATATAGATAATTTTTCTTTTACTTCTCCTAAAAGTTTGTAATCAAGTTGCTCTGACAGTCTATTGTCTCTTGGCTCTAATACATTGTCTATACTTGGTCTCATATTGTTAATCTCAAAATTAACTTCGTTTATTAAACCTGATAAACTATTTAAAAAATTAGATGTTTCAAACTGTGGCAAAGAAGTTTTTGCTCTTTTTATTATGTATTGTATTTCATCTTGTATAGCAGTATCTTTGTTAAAAGGTTTTAAATTGTAGCCTCCTTGATTAGATTCTAAAGTTCCTAATACTTTGTTTTCAACTGTATCATCTATGATTAAAACTTCTGATTCTAAATAAGGTTTACCACCTGTTGATTCTTTAGTAAAAGAAAACACTTCTCCATTACCGTCCATCCAACTAACGTTTCTACCACCACCTGTACCTGTAGTAGCATTAATAAGAACTTTATAACCATAATCTTTAAGCTGTGAATATATTGCTCGTTCTTGAACAGCAGAGAGATTTAAACTATACATATGACTTCTAAAAGTTTTACTACCAGCTTCTTGATATCCTAAGTCAAACAACTCTAACAATGCTGCATTATCTCTTAATGATGTATCAAGATTTAATATTTGAATAGGGTGTACTCCTGTGATTTCAATAGCGTATACATTACGACCTATCCTATTTGTGTCTAAAGCATACTGAGAAGCATAGCTTGGATTATTAGATGCATAACTTAAACTACCTAATCCTGCAGTTCTACTGTTCCATGTATTTGATAATTTCCATGGTCTAATCCCTGTAGCTGCATCTACTACGTTAGTGCTTCTATATATTACGAATGAATTATCTCCTGTCTTGTGTAACATATCTGGATACTTGTGAGACGGGTATTCTGTACCTATAAAAGAAGGTAGCCTCACAGGACTTTGTATAGTAAATTGTTCTCTAGATATTGGGTCTTTAAGATATTTGTGAAGAATTTCAATTTCTTTATCAGTAATCTCATTAAAACTATTAGCTGAACTGTCTAAATAAAAAGTGTCTCTTACGTAGGGGTCACTTTCTGATTGTATATTATCTGGACTCAATAAAAATTTTACTTCAGGTTGACTATCTATATCTTGACTATTAATAATGTATTGTAAATCTTGCTCTATTCTTCTTTTAAGTACATCAGCTTCTAGTGTTATGTTTTTATTATCTAATCTTTTTTTTAATAAATATAAATAATTCTCCCCAGGAAATGTATCTGTCAGCCATCTGCTAAAATTAGCATCACCACTTGAACCTAATTTTTCTAACTCCATTTGCAACGTGTCATACACAGTTGCCCGCCTCATAGCAGTAGATGATAAAGCTTTTTCTAGCTCCTCCTCTGTAACATTTTCAGCAACATCTGGTAAGTATTGTTGAAGATAACTTCTAAAATCTAATTCACCTGCTGCTACTCTTTGCATAAAGTTTCTAGTTCTCTCACTTTGGTCTCCTATGAATATAACTTCTTCTACTTCTTGTTCTGTTAGGTCTTGCATATCTTGCATAAATATTTGATAATCAATTGCTAATTGTTTAATGTCAACTAAACCTGCATCTATACCAGCTTTTGTCGCGGCTTTTATGTTATCACCAAAATAAATAATACCGAAGAAATCTTGTCCTCCATATTTTTTCATGGATGCTTCTACTCTACTGTTAACTGGTTGTGCTATAACATGCAAACCACCATTTTCTCTAGCCCACTGTATTATCTCTATCATTATTTGAGAAGCTCCCCCTTGTCCTTGCATCTCAGGTTTAATAGTTAATAAGTCAACATATATAAATGAATCATTAATTAATGTCAGCTCAAAAGGTGGGTTTCCTTCTGCCAAATTAGCAAAAGGTTGTGTATCTCTTGGGTCATCAGCTATAAAGTCTCTGTATTTCTGTGTTAGTAAATATTCTAAATCAGCTACATCATTACCTAATTCGTAACTCATACGCATATTTTCAAAGTCTTTTAATTCATCGGGTGAAATAATCTCTGATGATGAGTTTTCTAAATTATCTACTATCCTAAGTTTCGCTAAGATTTCAGTTCTTTCTTTTTCTATTTTTGCAAGCTGATTAATATCAGGTTGTTGACCAGATTGAGTTATAGCGGCAAGTTGCTCTTCTAGTATTTCTAACTTTGCTAAGAGTTCTTCTTTACTTTCCATTGTTTGATTTTACTTTTTTAATTGCTTTACGACCTTTAGCTATAAGTACTTGTAGTTTAATTAACTCAGCCATTTGCTCATCATTCATTGTAATTACTTTCCATAAAATCTATTTGTTTTAATAAAGCATCCCCTATAAAAGGCTCGTCTAATTTTTCTTTTACTTTATTAAAATATCCTTTTGTTGTTTTAAAAGCGTCATAACCTGTTTGTATTGTCTTAGCTACAGCAGCATCTATAAAATTAAGATTACTGTAGTCTTCATTCATTGTTATTCTGTTTGTTTCATTGTTGATGAACTCAGTATCAATATCTGGTGGAGTAACTGATGTTTGAAATGTAGGAATCGTTTGAAAAGATTCAGTAATCTTTTTATCCATTCTTGCGTTTTGCCATTCAGTAGCTCCTAAATGATTTGTTAAATCTTTCTTTGCTTCAATATAATAAGCACTATTAACAGTTACGAGTTTTCCTGTAGACCAATTATTTATGCCACTGTACTTATCACCACCAGCAGTTAGTTGTACTATAGCTAAAGCTGCTATGGCATTTGCACCAGGGTCATATAATAAATCTTTTAACTCTCTTTTACTAAGTCCTTTAAACATAGGAATATTAGAGTTCACTCCATTACTAGGTTGTTGTGAAGTAAGGTATGTATAGTTAGCTTCGTTTAAATTTATTTGCCAAAGTCCGTGGTCATAAGTTCCATTATTATTTCTAGCTCCTCTAACATTTTTTGCTATACCATCAGTTTCATTGTCACCAGTTCTATGTTCAGCAAAAGCTAATCCAATCATAAAATGCATGTCATCAATAAGTTTAGGGTTTTTATTTAATTCATTACTCTTCATCTCCATACCAGCATTATTTTCTAAGTAATGAGTAGCTCCTAGTAAGAGGTAATAAAGTTTAGTAGCATTGTACATGTTACTTTCCTTTGACGTATCTGCCAATATTACCGATGTTGGTAAGAAGGTTAACAAAAGTATTATTATAAAGAGCTGTATCCCTTTGACCTTGTAACATATCTCCATACTTATCCTTTACGAACTCATCAAATTCTTGACCAATAACAGCACCCATTTGTTCTTGTGAAACTGTTCCCTGCAATTCCAACTCATTTTCGTATGGCATGCCTGATTGTGCTGCTTGAGCTCTTTGTCTTTCAGCAGCTATTTGTGCTTGTATATTACTCTCATTTGTTTTAAAGTTTTCTTTTTGTATATCATAAGAAAGTTTACTAATGTAATCTGCATAAGCAGCTAATTCGTAATCACTAGCTGGTCTACCTAATCCTTCTTCAATCGCACTACCTATAGTAGCTTTGACAGAATAAGGACTTGGATTTATATATTTAAACAATGATTGGTAATTGACACCAGCACCTTCTGATGCTGCAAACTTATCTTTACCATAACCATAATCTTCTAAAGTATCTTTATAGAACTCTTTAATAAATACAGTTAAGTTTTGTGCAGTTGCACCTGGTGTTAACAATATAGAATACAAATCTTCTTGTGATATAGTCTCACCATTTAAATTGAACCGTGACATTGCAGACTCTATAGCCTGTACAGTACCACCATCATTATTATCTAGAACACCATATACGAAACTAAATGGTTGTAAAAATCCAGCTTCTACTAGGAGTAATTGTACTTCCATAATCTCTTCAGGACTAGCATTAGCAAACAACTGTCTGCCTAATCCATATTCGTATAAAGGTTCTTCACCTTCTCCGTAAACTTCTGGTATAACCTCACCTTCAATACCGTAGTATTCTCCACCAGTAAGACCCATTGCTACGCTGCTTAAATAAGTATCTTCAATAGCTACTGGTCCAGTCATAGAACCTATCTCTTGACCTTGTAGGTTCTGTAAAAAATCTGCAGGGTCTATGTTATTTTTTTCTAACATAAGGTCTAAACGTTTTAAGTATTCTGTTTTATCTATTTTCCCTGATTCTAATTCAAGCAATAAACTTTCAGCATTGTCTTTATCGTATAACATAAATGCAGATTCTTTGTAAGCATCTTCTCTAGCTTGTTTTTCATAGTAAGCTTTACGTGCTAAGTCTGATTCTTCAGAGTAAGTGTTTAAGACTTCTATGTTCGCATCTTCAAAACTAACTCTAATATCTGCAGGGTTCTTACCTTGAAGAACTGCTTCTATAAGTAAATCGTGATGGTCTCCTGCAGCTACAGCTATCTTTCTTAAATCTTCTGGTGGGGTTATCTCATAGATATAATTAAATCCTTCTTGTACTTCTGGTTCTAAATTGTCCCACTCTCTACCTAAAGAGTAAGATATCATGTTTGTGTACTGTGCATAACTCATACCAATATCTTGTTGTCTAGTTGGCAAATCCTCTTCACTATATGAAGTTGTTGCAACACCTGCTACATTCTTTATTGTGTTACCAATAATGCCACCCCAAACAATACCAGGTACCCAACCAAATATTTCCCAAAATCTTTTTAGTTGTTCTTCGTTAACAGTTTTATTTTGAAAGTTTTTATCTCTAAATATATCTAAAAGATTACCTTTAACTTCTACATAAGGTATATTTTTTCTGTTATTTAAAACATCTTCTAAAGCTTTTTGTTGTTCAGGCGTTAATTCTTCAGCCACTGAATACTCCTCCGAGGTTCTCTTCCTCTATTTCTAATCTAAAAATATCATACCACAAATAGTAGAAGTCAGGGTGTTGCATCATAAGTTGTTTAGATAATGTACTTAAATACTGTCTTGCTTCTGCAGCTTCTGACCTACTTAAACTAGCATTAGCTCCAAACTGTGAACGTATAGATTGAAGTACATTTTGTCTAGCTATTAAGTATTTCATTGCACCTTGAATAGAAGGTAAGTTCTCTATAGCAACTTGGCTACCATCAGGCATCTTAACTGTTTTACCACTTTCATTTGCTAACAAAGCTTGAAACTGTGCTATCTTAGCATCTATATCTAATGATTTAGCTACTGTTGATGTAGTTCCATAACCAACGAATTTCTTTTGTAAGTCTAATTTAGTTAAATACAACTGTTCAAATTTCTTATCCATTGGTACAGATGCATAGACATTAGTATCTAAAAGTAATCTTCTAGCATTTTCATAAGCTAAAGAACCTTGTGCTTGTCTTACAGAACGTTTAAATTCAACGTCAGTTAAATCTACTCTTCTTCCTTCTGTAAAAGCATCAGCCCATTGTTGATAATCAAATTCACCCAAAGGACTGTCAGGGAACAAGTAATAAGATATGTCAGGATATTTGTCCATAATCTCTTTGTTTGCTTTATAAAAATATCCACCTTCCGTTGTATAAGCTGTTGCTTGTATCTTTTTAGATTTAGAAACAAGTAATGCACTAGGGTCAAAACCGAATGTCCTTATAAACTCAGCAGTAGCTGTAACTCTGTCTCCATCTACACCAGCTAACATTTGATAATATGCATCAGAAAATAATGTATCTGCAAAAAACTTATGTTGTGGGTCATTTGTTTTAGCTTCCCATGGGTCTAAGAATGCTGCACCATCTGGTCCGACTTCATATTCATAATTAACTACAGCAGGTGAAGGAGCAACGAATGCTATAAAGGCTTGGTATTTTAACATAGAGTTAGCTAACTTACGTGCTTGTTCTAAACTTTTTTGTTCTGCTTCTGGCGTACTGTCATCATAAATACCTGAAACAAACATAGCTCTTTGTATTTCTTTAACTCTGTTTGCGTAGGCTCTTTGTAGTTGTGGACTTCCACTACCACCCGTAGAACGTAATCTATTTAACCAAGTTGGCAAAGCTGCCTCTACATAATAACTTGGGTCTAAAGGTGAATACTCTGGTCTACCATAAGGAAACAACGCTTGGTCAATTCCTTTAGTAGAAGGTAATACTGCTGATGCAGGTAGTGATACTAATGGTCCTAGACCAGGTACTACTGAACCAGCTACCATGTTTAATCCGCTTGCATAGCCTTCTATTCTAGCATTAACATTAGGAGCATCTATATCTTGAGCACCTGTAATAGGATTAGTAATTGCATTTTCTGGATTAGGATTTCCAAGTTGTCTATCCAAACTGTTATTTAACCCAAAACCAGGTGCATTATACATTTCCTCTCCACTTTGTGGGTCAGTAGTAAAGAAGCCTTCATCATCTTCCTCACCAAATATGCTAGGCTTTCTTGCACCTTCAACACCTCGTTGTAGTTTTCTACCGAATAATGTTTTTTGATTCTTTAATAACCTTGTCCACGTACCAGCAATCTCTAAATAAACTTCTGCGAAAGGAAAAGCAAGTCTTAACATATCAGAGATAGCATGTCTTTTGTTTAAGTCATATAGTAATGATTGTGTTTCTTTTAAGGAATAAGCTTTAGCTAATGTATCTATCTGCTCTAAATCATCTATACCTATTTGTTTACTAACGTCAGCAAACCCCATGTTTTCTAAATTTTTAATATACTTGTTACCACTACCACCTTTAGGTAAACCTCTCATACTTTTTTTAGCAGCTCTCATAATTTCTCTTCTAGCTACTTCATCCATATTAGCGTATGCACTTTCTATAAATCTCCAGTAGTACTGTCTAAATGCAGGCGACCTTGACAACTCATTAGTAGATGCACCCATCAAAGTAGAGAACAATGTTTCTAGAACTCTGTTGTATTGACTTACTCTGTCTCCATCCATATCAAATCTTGAAGCTTTAACCTTAAAGGTATTGTCTATCAAGTCGCCTTTAAAGTTTTTAAGCCAAGTACTATAAGAATTAAATTCACTTCTTGTCATGTTTCTATTAAAATTTCTTTCTACATAATCATTAGCTTTCTTACTAAAGATAGAAATTTTATTAGAAGCACGGTCATCTAAAGCATTTATAGAGATATGTTCTATTAACTCTTTGTCCCCTGCATTTTTAATTACATAGTCTATTGGGTTCTTTATCTCTAAAACATTTGGGTCTGAAGTATTTATAAATCGTCTAGTACCATTGGGTAGTATCTCGTATGCTTCGTATTTACCACCAGTTTTAAGATGTATACGTGCAACTATAGAATCAATGTACGAATCTGAATAAGCTTTGTTTTTATTAATTAAATCTTTTAGATATCTACCTTCATCAGTAGAGTTACCAACATAAGCTTTACGCCATTTTGATAAATCTCCATTCCAGAAAGATTCTTTAATTGCATCTACTGACTCTTTATACTTTATAGGATTTTTAACTGGGTCTATATTTATTTTTGCTAATAAAGGAGCTATAGGGTCATCAGCTAGCTGTAACAACTCTGAGGTCCAGCTACTGTAAAAACCTGATGCTTCTTTATTCTTTGTTATGAAACCTCTACTTCTTCTAGGGTCCATACCTAACATCACACCATTATTTGTCTGTGACATAGCTTCTTGATGAAAGAAACTTTTTTCCATAGTCTCATCAAATATGTCTGTTCCACCTCTACCATAATTTTCTGTTAACCAATCTCTACCTTTTTCTCTTTGTGTCATAAACAGTTGTCTATTTCTTTGTGGAGTTCTTCCAAATATCCAAGCAAAAGCAGAGACAGGATGCGTAAACACATTGTCTAGTCCTTCTGCCCACATTCTAATTTGCTCTTCTCCTACGACCCTTGTAACCCAAGCTGGACGCAATAGGATAGAAGGTTTCCAAAGCATCTGCATATATCCATCACCAATCAAAGAAACCATACCATCTGTAATTTGTGCTATGTCATCACCATCTGTATTAAGTTTTACATTTACTCTTGTCTTTCTTACTAACCTAGATATAGATTCAGCCATGTTTCTTTCTGCACCTTTTACTTCTAATTTAGCTAAGTCAGTAATCGGTTTAGATAATAATTTATCGTAGGCTTCATCTGTTATGTTTTTACTTCTACCAGTTAATCTAAGGTGTAAATCTCTCATAGGTCTAAATACACGTAAGAACAATCTAGCATCAGGCATTGGTATATAACCTTCATCCCAATACTCAGATAACAAGTGTGCTGTAGCTCTAGGTCTATTAACAGTTTTAAGACTTCTACCTGAAGTTGTTTTAGTAAACTCTTCATAGATAGCATTGATTACTTCATCACTGCTTTCATCAGTAGGTACTTTACGTATCTGTTCTAAATTTTCTTCCAATACAGTTTTTAATTTACCTAAAGTTACTCTTTGATTTTTACTTTGGTAATATAATAAATCTTCCATTATATTTTTTTGTAATGCTTTTTGTACATTGTCTATATCTGAACTACCTACAACGTTTAATTTCTTTACACGATTTCTATAAATAAACTCTTGCATTTCTTTTATTTGTTTCTTTGAAGTAGTTTTAGATAAATCAATAACTATGTGTGGTTTGTTACCTTGATATGCACCTGTCTTTAAAGTACCACGTACTCCTAAGTCTCCATTATCTAGATACCCTTTAATTGATTTTAAGTTTTTAGATGTAGTACCTGAATAAAATATAATAGTTCCATCAGATTCTTCAATGTTTCTTTTAACAACAGATGCTAAATCTTCTTTAGGGTTTATTGAACCCCAGTCTTTATTCCAATAATCAGGGTCATATATATCTTTGCTTTCTAATATTTCATTAGCTTTCTTAAAAGAAGGTACAACTTCTGATATTTCACCATCTAATTTAACAATATTTTGTGCAATTCTTTTTCTATCATTAATAAGATTTTGTTTAACTATGCCAAGTGAAGGACCAGAAGAAACTTTAGTTACATCATCTACTGACTCTTGTACAGTTTCTTTATCTATTAGTTCACCTTTTTTACCTGAACGAAAATCTCTACTTCTGTATCTTGTAGTTCTTTGTATTTCTTTATTAACTTGATTTAATGCATCCTCTTTTAATTTATTTAAACCAATAATAATTTCTGTATCTTCCATTTCATCAGTACCATAATTTTTACGGTACCAATCTTTATTTACTTTATTAGGTGCATACTGTGCTTGAACTCTAGCTAATTGTGCGTCAAGGTTCTCTATAGCTTTTTCAATAGTCTTCATTACTTTTTTAGAATCTTCTATAGTTTGTATTTTATTTTGTACTTGTAATCTTTCTTTCTTAGGCAATGCGTTTATTTCTTCTTGGCTTCCACCTAAAGCTTCGTCTCTAAGATTGCTATATTCTTTCTGTGCAGTTAATTCATCTACAGCTTTACCATCATCTAAGTTAAGTTCTTTCATTCTTGGTGATTGGTTGTCGTATCTAGCTCCCTTAGTCACTTCAAAATCAAGTAACTTAAAAGCTCTTTTCTCTGTCTGCACTAAGCTAAACAATTCTTTATTAGTCATACCAGTTTTAGACAAAACCATTTCTAACTGTGTAGCTTTCTGTGGATTAGTAAATACATCCATAGGTATGCTTGTGACACCTTTAACTCTTAAATATGTATTCTGATATCTATAAACTTTATTTGTAACTTTGCCTTTAAAGAACTTAAAGCCTTCTGCTGTATCTACAAAGGCAGTAACTGTACCATCTGCTATCTCTTTAGTTTTTTCAAAGAAGTAAGGTCCATATTTTTCTGATAAGTCAAATACATTCTCAGGGTCAGCTAAAGTACCATCTGGTATAGTGTATCCTTTAGAAACTTTACCACCTGTAGCAACACCTATTTCTTCAGCTATATCTAATGCATTACGTTCTGCACCTTCATAAAATCCAGATACTACTTCATCTATTAATATTCTAGTTTCTACAGCAGTAGGGTCGTTTGATATCTCTTTAACCTGTGCGACTATATCTTCTATTTCTTTTGTAACGACTGTTGTGTCGCCTTTAAATTTTGCTAGTACTTTTTCAATAACTGTAACTGTGTCTTCATCAGTTAATATCTCAGAAAATTCTTCTTTCATCATCTTAGGTATTTGTTCAAATTTAGAACCAGGGAACCATTCAAGCTCACCTAACTCATTAACAAAGTATCTATGTGTCTCGTCTACACTTGCCATCCATCGTTTAATACCTTTCATTAATTGTGGAGGTAAATCTATAGCTTCAAACTTTTGTCCAATATGACTAAGTACATCATTCCAAATATCTAACACGTCTCCCATATTTTGTAATGATTGTGCTTCATCAGGATTTAATATTTGATTTTCAGCTAGTTCTGCTAATTTCATTAATGCAGGTTCAGCAACATCATCATCTACTTTTGCCCACTTCATCCATTGTTTAAAATCAAAAAAGGATTGGTTTAAATCTTTAACATTTAATTTTGGTACAGGAAATTCTGCAAATATTCTACCTAATGCACTATCAGCTTGTGATTTACGAACTGCACCCATAAATCCTACTGCTTCTCCAAAGTCTCCACCAACTAATCTACCTGCTGCACTAGAAACAGAACCTCTTAGTGCTAATGAATTGGGGTCTAGTCTTTTAAATTTAACAGCAGTTTCTATTGCTGGTATTAATAAATCAGTAACTTCTTGTGGTGAGTTAGCTTTCATTAAATTTTTATGTAATGCGGCATCACCTTGATTTTTTAATAAACGACCAACAGTGTCAAAATTATCAGCCAATGCTATCTGTTCTACAATTTTTCTACCACCTTTTGTAGCAGTTAAATATTCTGTAGCAGAAGGAACGTGTATAGTTTTACGTACAGCATTATCTATAATTCCTGCACTTTTTAAAACATCAGCTTGTGATAGAGACCTAACAGCTTTACCTGCTTTGTTTAGATAACTACCAACTAATATTGATGGGTCAGCTACTAAAGTAAAGGCACCGTCAATAATTCCTGACATAATATCGTAACCTTTTGTTCCTGGTTCAAATACAGTAGCTGTTAATGGTGCTGCTGGTGTTAGCTTACTTGTACCAAATCTAGTTTGTATGGTAAGACTTTCGTCACGTTCTCTTTCGTTGTTAGTAATGTCTTGACCATAATAGGTTTGTATTATCTTTTTAGCTTCATCTTGGTCTACACCTCTACCTACTAATTCTTTATACACATCTGTATCTTCAGCTAATGTAGAGTTAGGAAAGTATCCTTCACCTAAGTTAACCTTTTTACCTGCTGACAAATTCTGTAATGCTGTTCTACCTACAGAAGGTCCTAATATATCTCTTACTTGTCCAAGCTCATTACGTGCATCATTACTAATTAAAAGCTGTAGTGATGCACCTAATATTCCTTGACTGTCTCTATATTTTTTTTGGTTTAAATACTTTTGATAAGCTAGTACAGGTTTTTTAACTATTTCATCTTGTACAGAATCAAATGCTGTAAACGCAGTTCTTACAGTTCCTCTGCCTACAGACTTTACTCTATCCCACCAAGTCTTTTCAGAGTCAAGCCATCGTTCAACTATAGTTCCTATTTCAGGAGATTGTGCTGTCAAGTTCATTAAGGATGCACCAACTAATACATCTTTGGGTAAATAAAAATGTTCTCTAACTAAACCTTGTAAATTAGTAGCAGTCTGTGGTGCAGACTCAATCATACCTTGAATTATTTTAGCTTGGTCTATCCTCGAATTTTGTTGAGTTTCTTCTATTTCATCTTGTACGGGAGATTGCCACCACCATCTTATTTCAGCCATACTACAAGTCTTTCAGTAAGGCTGCTATCTCCTTGCTAGGCAATACTTTATACATAGCTTGTAAAATCATATTCGCATCAGGAGCTGCGTTAAATCTATTAAATCCATCTTGTGTACCTGCTAAAGGACTAACCATAGGGTCCTGTTCAGGTGCAGTAACGTCTTGTACAAATCCGCCTAAATTACTAGGTGCAGGTTGTCTTACTTGTGTAGGTACAATAGGTTCTTCTATCTGTTCTAATGGTGCAGAGTTTCTTAAAGTATCTAACTCTTTAGCTTGTCCTTTATAATCATCAGCTTTATAATCTGCAACTTTTCTATTCCTACTCAAAATATATTCCCATTTACATCAGGATAAAATGTAATTTCTATTCTTCCTAGACCAGGAATATAAGTAACTCCTAATGTAGTATATTCTGCATTAACATATTCAGGTACGTCAAACTCTTCTATTAATTCTTCCATTGGCTCAGAAAAATTCCTAGCAATTATTTGTGCAAACTCTTCGTTATCACTATTGAACAGGGACATTACCGCCTCCTAACATAGCTTGTAAGTTTGGTGGACCACCTTGTTGTTGTCCAGCCATTGCTTGCTGTAACATAGCTTGTTCCTGTGGACTTGGTTCTTCACCTTGTGCCGTAAAGTATTTTTCTAATATAGAACCTTTTCGTTTAGGGTTATTATAAATTTCTACAACAGCAGCCATAGCAGCTTTATCACCTTGCTGAGATGCTTGTATTAACATTTGGTCCATAATTTCTTCTGACTTCTGTTTAGTAATTCTTTCATTTATTTGAGTCAAGTTTTCTAAACCATCCATTTCTTGTTGCATAGTTTCTTTATCTATAACTCCAGCTTGCATTAACTGTAGTCCTGTAATAATTTTATTTGGTGCATCGAATGATGCCATAGCACCATACTTTCTTCTAGTGCTGTAGTTTTTATCTATATCAGTAGATGGTGTGTAGTTTTCTGAAAAAGACGCACCTTTATAAGTTCCTGTCAAAGGTTTTCTTTTGTTACCAAAAAGTACTTCATCTAACTCTAATCGTTTAGAATCTATTTCTTGTAAAGCATATTCAAGTATTGTGTGATACTCAGTAACCATAGCTCCTACACCAGATTCCAGTTCTTCTAGACCTCTACCAGTTACAAATGAATTAGGTGAGATAGCATCGTCTTGAACTGGATATCCAGCAACAACTCTTAATTGTCTTTCTAATCTACCAACAGCTTCAAATAACTGATACGGTAAGTTAGTAACAGGTTTTACTATTTGTGAACCAGGTGTTAAATAGTTTATAGCATTTCTGCCTTTTCTATATTGTCCTGATTCTATTTCTCCAACTATATTTGTTTCTGTAAATACTGCATCCTCCATAGCTATAACAGATAAAATGTTTATCTTTGCCATAGAAGCCATTAGTCCAACTACTTGGTCAAACTGACCTTGTATTTTGTCAAAGCTAAATCTTTTAGCTACTACAAAAGATGGACCTGATTTAAGAGGATTAGGAACAAAGTCTACTATTTTTTTAGAAGCAACATGTACAACATATGTACCTTCAAGGTTCATATATTCTAAAATTACATCTCCGTTTTCATCTGAGTTTTCCCAACTACCATCGTCAGAAGTCCTAAAATTGTAACCATCATATGATTGTTCATCATTATCTTTATCTCTGTAATATGCTTTAAGCTCTGGGTATAAATCCATAAGTTTTTTTATAGGAACTTTCTGAATAATTGCTAACTCATCAGGTTGCTGTGTGTTTCCAAAATAACCAGGGAAACAATCGTAAGGGTTACGTAATTCTGCAGATGGATACATATGTCCATTTACATCTAATTTTGTTGTGATAACCCATACAGCAAATCCGTAACCAGGAAGCCATCTTGAAACTTGAGGTAATTGTAATTCTAATTTTTGCATACTGTCGTATGAAGATAAAATTCTTTCTATTTTTTCTTTCTTACCTTGATTCCTAACACTATCTCTAGCATTAGTAATATGTACATCTAACGTTGGAACTTTACCAATTTTTTGAGCTAGCCTATCTAAAGCAGATAGCATAAGGTTAGGTGCTGGTATTGTATGTGATTCAGCAGCAGTAAGTCCAGGACCTAATAACTGTTTAATACCATCTTCACCACCATTTAATATAGCTCTAAATCTTGCTCTGTCGTATAATGCATCATCATGCATTCGTTTTAAAAAAGAAGCTCTTTCGATTATTGCGTCAGGTTTCATTTAACTCCAAGGTGTCTCATTCCATTGTACACTATTATAGCCATCAAAACTAGGAGTGTATTCTATTCCTATATCAGAATATACTAATTTTGTTAATGCTCTAATAACTTTCATAGGAAACCAACTTGCCATAACAACGTCTGATTTATAGCCTTTACCACCCTTACCCTTAGATGCAAAGTAAACTAATTGTTTTGTATACGTTATAGATTTACTTTGTGCATCTGCGTCATAAAAAGGTAGTACTATCATCTGGTCATTAAACATAGGTGCTAGAGCAGTTACTCCAAATTTTTCATCCCATTTGTTTTTATGTGTCTCGTGTCCTTCTAGTTTAATACCTTGGACATTACAGTATTCTTTTATTCTCTGGTCTTGTCTTATAGCTTTTTGAAAACCGTTCTCTTCTATAACCCAGTGGTAACAACCATATTTGTCGTGCCACATTTTAATTAAAGCAAAAGCTTCATCTAAACCACCACCTTGGTGATTTTCTAAATCGACTAATGTTAATTTAACTTCAGAGGCATTTGTCTCTACTGCCCATAAGAAACCTGCTTGATATCCTGTAGCTGCAGGGTCAAGTCCTGCTACTAGATATGCACCTTTAGGTATATGACCTAAACCAATATTAGGGTCATAACATTTCTCTATCTGTTCAGGATTAAATAATCTAAGACTGTCACTGTAAGCTTTATTAAGATAAACCATTTCAAAATTCTTTAAACCACCTGTAGTCATAGCATCACGCTTTCTATTTATTAACCACTTAAAAGTTCTCTTACCTGACCACAACATACAATCAACATGGTCCTCTTCTTCAAACTCAGGTATAACACAAAGGCTATCGTGTGCTTCTTCTACTATAGTTTCCCATGCTTCTGACTCTAAAATTGCAGAGTATAAATCTTCAGGATGCTGACGTGAACCAATAAGTACCATAGCTGTGTGTTCTTCTTTTCTTGAACCTAATGTAGTTGTCCACCAGTTTTTTGTATTTTCCCTTGATGCTGGTTGCATAGTAGAACTGTGGTCTTCAATGTCATCAGCAATAATCAAGTCACAGTCACGTGAAAGTATCTTACCACCACGACCTATACCTATCATTGTTGGTGATTTAATACCAGCTACTGTTCGTGTTGACACAGTAAATCCACTACGTGACCACATTTTACCTGCTCTTGTTGCTGGTTTAAATGTTCCTCCTGGACCACAAAAATCTTCTTTAAGTTTTTCATTTTGCTCTAGTGTATCCATAACTGACATAACAGAGTTCATAGCAATATCTTCGTTACCACCGACCCACATAATACGTATGTTAGGGTTCCTCATAATAAGCCAAATAACAAAATGTATTAACAATTCAGTTTTACCATGACGTGGTGGTGACAGTATCATCTGCTGTCCACCAGTTAGTAAAGCTTTGTTAATAGATTTTATCCAGTTAACATGAAAGTCTGCAGTTTCAAAAGGTATACCCATTTCAGTTAAAAAGTATCTGTCTCTAAATTCTCCAAAATCTTTTAAAGATTGTTCTGCGTCATCTGATATCTCCCAGCTTTCAGCTTGCCTATCTTTAGCGTAATCTTCTTGGAATGCACCTAGTAGCCTACTGATATGTGAAGATGTACATTTTAATTCGTCTGCTATTTCTTGTCTAGTTAATCTGCCCTGTATTAAATCTAAAGCATATCCTTCATTTACAAACTTATCATATAAAGCACCACGTCTAACTTGTGTAACTGTTCCTTTGTTAGATTCTTTTATTTCAGGTTCGTAATCTCTACCCTGTTCTTTATAACGTTGCTTTCTTTTTTGCTCACGCCACTTACAGGTATCAGAACAATATTTACGTGCTTTTTGAGGTAACGTATTTTCACATTCTGGTGAAATACATATTATGTTTTTAGTTACCATTTAGCTTTGTCTGCCCAATAAGCTGCAGACATCTTACCCTTTTTAATATTCTTAGCATGACGTGCTTTAAAAGATTTTTTTCTAGCTTTTTCTTTAGCAGACTTAGGGTTTTTACCTGCACCAGATACACCTTGTTGACCAAATCTAATTAATTTAAGTTGATGTCCTTCTTGTGCTAGTACTACATGTGATTTAGTAGCATGTTTAGGTGTACGCTTAGGTTTGTTAACACCAGATAATCCGTGTTTTTTAAGTAGGTTTTTTTTCCTAGTTTCGTGTGCCATCTTGAGCCTGTTCTACATTACTGTTATAATCATTTACAAATTTTTCTACTAAAGAATCTATTTGTGATATATCAGGTCTTTTTTGTACAATGACACTACCACAAGCATCCGACAATTCTAAAGACCATTTTTTTAAAGATTGTGGACTATCAAAAATATTTTGT